TTCGCAATGGCCATCAGTATCAGGTTTAATTAGAATCATGTACAAACCTGATCACGAATATTTTTTTAACGTTGAGGTAGCTGCAGATAAAATTGTGCAAGTACATGCACGTAGTATAAAACAATTTAACGAGATGAAGCAAATGCGTAGTCTGATTGCAGATCACACAACCACATATCCACCGAGTATAAAAGAAAAAGAATATCAAAACATATTAAACGGACTGTGGGCAACCATGGAAACAATTCAACCACCTGCAGGTACAAACCCTGTGGATATGTTAAAGAAAGAATTATTTGTATATGTTAATGGACCAAAAGCTAGCTCGTATGCAGCGTTTAAAAGTGGGTCTGTATTACACGAAGATCAACATTTTTATTTTGTGTACGATAAATTTTACGATGAATTAAAACGTGGAGACTGGAATCAAGAGCGAGCAAGAACAGCTACAATGGTTAAACAATATTTTAAAGGTGAGTTTGATTGTCAGAAAAGATTTCCAAAAGGAGATAACGAAGAATCATTTCCACCACTACGAGTTTTAAAACTTCCAAAGGAAGGTTTAGAAAAAGAAGAAATACCAGAAGAAATAATAGAAATAGAAGATAAGGAGAATATAGTATGACGAAGCCACCTAAAATTTATATATCTATGCCAACATATGATTTGATGCATGTATCAACTTGTTTATCGTTGGTAAAATTATTTAATAAATTTACTATCGCTAAAATGCCAGCAGAGATAGGCACATTTAAATGCCCTTACGTTGGTTATGGAAGAAATGTATTGACTGCAATGTTTTTAGAGTCAGGGTTTGATTATCAATTGTTTGTAGATGCAGACATGGAATTTGAACCCGACGTTGTAGGACGTATGATCTTAGCTAACAAAGATGCAATCTGTGTACCATACAGGAAAAAAACACAAGACAATGTAGTTAAATTTTCTGTAGAGTTTGATAATCCAAACAATATTGAAATAGATCAAAAAGGTATTGTAGAATTAAAAGTTGGTCCTGCAGGTCTAACATTAATTCATAGAAGGGTTTATGAAAAACTAATAAAAGATAATCCACACCTTAAAATAAAACAAAAAGAAATAATATCTGAAAAAGCAAATTCATATTTTTATAATTTTTGGGATACAACTTTTACTGAAGATGGAACATGGTGGGGTGAAGATGTTAATTTTTGTAACTTAATTAAAAAATCAGGTTTTAAATTTTATGGAGTAGTTGATGGACAAACAACACATCATGGATCATTTGGCTGGACTGGATCACTCAAAGATGGGTTTAAGAAAGCCAATGGAAAAGATCAATAAAATTTACGGACCACCTGGTACAGGTAAAACATTTAGATTAATTAGACGTGTAAAAGCATACGAACGTATTGGTGTGCCTTTGCACAAGATAGGTTACTTTGCATTTACTAGAAAAGCTGCAGAAGAAGCACGTAAAAGAATTGATGTATCTGAAAAAGAAGTCCCATACTTTCAAACAATACACGCGTTTTGTTATCATTTACTTGGATTAAATGAAGAGGATATTATGCAGCCATATCACTATGAAGACCTTGGTAAAAAATTAAATATAAGAGTTTCATTTTCAGATAAGTACAACGAAGAAGAAACACATTTCTTAACTTGCAACAACCCATATTTTCAAATGATACAAAGGTCAATAAACAAAGACATAACAATTAGACAAGAGTTTGATTTAAACGAACATGATAAAAAACAAGTTAATGACTTTGATACACTGAATCACATTTATAAAAATCTTCAGGTGTACAAAGAAAAAAATAATCTTTTTGATTTTAACGACATTGTAAAAGCAGTATTAAATTCTGACAAGATACCAGTGTTTAAAGCTATATTTATTGATGAAGCACAAGACTTATCGCCACTACAGTGGCAACTATATGATAAATTAAAATATCATTGTGAACAAATGTATCTAGCTGGTGATGATGACCAGGCTATCTATGCGTGGGCCGGAGCGGATGTAAATAGATTTGTAAAAGAACCTGCGAGAGAGATTGTGTTAAGACGATCAAGACGTATATCAAAAGCTGTTCAAGAAGAATCAACAAGACCTATCAATAATATTATTGGAATTAGAAAATTAAAAAAATATTATCCAAGGGACCACGAAGGTGAATCACATTACATATCTGATCTTAACCAGGTTGATTTAACACAAGGTAAATGGTTAATACTTACAAGAACTAAAAGCAATCTGTTAGATATCATGAAAGATTTAAAACGTAAAAATTTTTATTATCAAAGTAACAAAGGTAAAAGTTTTAAAGTTGGTATGTACGAAGCTGCAGTGGCCTATACTAAATGGACGATGGGTGAAATATTAGATGAAAAAGAAATAAGTGCAGTGAAAGAATTTATACCTACAGGTAACTGGGATCCTAAAGTTCCATGGTATGATAAGTTTGTAGCAGATCAAAAAGAAATTTTATATTTAAGAAACTTAATTGCATCGAAAGAAAACTTAAAGGAAAAAGCAAGGATATGGTTATCAACTATACATGCAATAAAAGGTGGTGAAGAAGATAATGTAATTTTATCTTTGCACCAAGGACGTACCGTACAACAAGGAATTAAATCAAGTGTTGACAAACAAGATGAAGAGCATAGAGTGTGGTATGTTGGAGTTACGAGAGCAAGAAATAATCTATACAAACTGAGAGCAAAAAAGAAATTAAGGGAGTATCAACTATGACAGATAAAAATATATTGGACGAAGCGTTTCCACAATACACTCAGGTCGGCGGGAATCACTACACTAAGTTTCCCATTCAACCTTACGAGTTTATTTCTAAAAACGATCTATCGTTCTTTCAAGGGAACGTTGTTAAATACGTTTGTCGCTATCAACGTAAAGGTGGTGCAGAAGATATTAAAAAAATAATACATTACTGCCAACTAGAATTATTAAAGATGAAAGATTTACAAAAGAAAAGATGATCTTACCACAAACAGAATGGGTTCAACCTACAGAGTATCCAGATCTTAGATCTTACGATGAGATTGCAATAGACTTAGAAACAAGAGATCCAGATTTAAAATCAAAAGGATCAGGTGCAGTTATAGATAATGGTGAAGTTGTTGGTATAGCTGTGGCAACATACAATGATAAATGGTATTTTCCTATCGCTCATCAAGAGGGACCAAACATGAATAGAGAAAAAACTTTAGAATGGTTTAAAGATATTCTTGATTGTCCAGCTACAAAAATATTTCATAACGCTATGTATGATGTATGTTGGATACGTAATTTAGGTTTAAATATCAATGGTTTAGTGGTAGATACAATGATTGCATGCTCACTGTTAGATGAAAATAGATTTTCATATACCCTAAATACTTTGTCTTGGCATTTTTTAAACGAAGGTAAAAATGAACGTGCATTAAACGAAGCTGCTAAGTCAAGAGGACTAGATGCAAAAGCTGACATGTGGAGATTACCTGCGCATGAAGTTGGAGCGTACGCTGAAAAAGATGCAGAGTTAACTTTTAAACTTTGGCAACATGTAAAAAAATTAATTATAGAAAATGATCTTGAAGAAATTTTTAATCTTGAAACGGATCTTTTTCCTTGTCTCGTTGATATGCGTTTCTTAGGCGTTCGCGTAGATACTCAAAGAGCTTACGACTTGCGTAAGGAATTGATTGGACAAGAGCAACTGTTATTGCGAGAAGTTCAACAAGAAACACAAGAAGATGTCCAAATATGGGCAGCAAGATCGATTGAAAAAGTTTTTCAAAAATTAAATTTATCTTACGAACGTACCGCGAAATCCAATGAACCTTCATTTACTAAAAACTTCCTTTCAAATCACCCACATCCTATCATACAAAAGATAGCAGAAGCAAGAAAGATTAATAAAGTAAACACAACATTTATAGATACAATATTAAAATTTGAACATAAAGGTAGAATACATGCAGAGATAAATCAAATTAGATCTGATGATGGAGGAACCATCACAGGTAGATTTAGTTATGCTAATCCAAACTTACAACAAATACCTGCACGTGATCCTGTGTTAGGTCCAATGATAAGATCATTGTTTATACCTGAACAAGGATGCAAGTGGGGTTGTTTTGACTACTCGCAACAGGAACCAAGACTTGTAGCACACTATGCGTTACGTTATGGTTTACCATCTGTAAATACAATAGCAGATTCATACGATACAGATGCATCTACAGATTTTCACAAGATAGTTGCTGAGATGGCAGAGATACCTAGAGATCAAGCAAAAGTAATTAATCTTGGTTTGTTTTATGGTATGGGTAAAGCCAAACTACAGGCAGAGTTAGGTGTAACAAAATATAAAGCAGAGGAATTATTTGATAAATATCATTCACGAGTTCCGTTTGTAAAACAACTAATGAATGAGGTTATGAAAGCTGGTGCTAAAAAAGGTCAGATAAAAACTTTATTAGGAAGAAGATGTAGATTTCCTAAATACGAACCTATACTTCGTGGATCCGATTGGGGTAAATACATACCACCTGAAGATGAAGAGCGAATGCAAGATCTACAGAAGATGGGGCCATACATTAAAGACGATGAGGGAGAAGTATTAAAAGATAAGGATGGTAATCCCAAAAAAAATTATTGGCATAACAATCCAACTCGTAGAGCTTTTACGTACAAAGCTTTAAATAAATTAATACAAGGATCAGCAGCTGACATGACTAAAAAAGCCATGTTAGAATTGTATAAAGAAGGTATTACACCACACATACAGGTGCATGATGAATTAGATATATCTGTCATCAATGATTTAGAAGCAGCTAAAATAAAAGATGTGATGGAAAACGCAGTTGATTTAAAGATACCAAATAAAGTAGATTACGAGGCTGGTCCTAACTGGGGGTCTATAAAATAATGTCTATAAAGGTAATAGATAATTTTGCCAACATAGAAGAACAATTACAAATTTTTAATTATATAAATAAAACTCAAAATTTATTATACTTATTTCAAACTTCATCATATCATCCTGATATAAAAAACAAATTTATAACACCTAACACTATAGATTATCCACAAATCGTGCACTCTATTTTTATGGATGATAAAATACTAAATGTTTTTTTATTTTCTTGCGTATATAATTTGTTGCATAAAAATAAATTATCTAATTATTTTATTCATAGAATAAAGCTTAATATCACTTTTCCATATCCTAATAGTGAAAAAACACATGGTCCAATTCATACGGATCTTGGTAAAAAAGGTATTAGCATAATATACTATGTAAATAATAGTGACGGTGATACAGTGTTTTTTAATGAAAAATTAAATTTAATAAAAAGAGTTTCACCAAGACAAGGAAGAGCTGTTGTTTTTGATAGTAATATAAAACACACAGCATGTTGTCCGGTAAATTCTACGCATAGACAAATTATTAATTTTGTTTTATGCAAGTAATTTATTATGGCTTATTTAAATGTTAACATACCACCAACCTATGCTCAAATAAAAAGGGAGTATCTTTATGACTTACAAAAACATCATGGCGAAGTTGAAGACTGTATTATATTCGGTCTATCTGCACTTACGGGAAGGGCCATACTATGGCATGCTATTATGGAAAACGGTGCAATATTTTATCGCTTACAGCTCTGGAATTGTTTTTCTTATTATCCTTCTGTTCATCGTTGGGATATCCTAGACGGACAGGCTGGAAAGTATATAGGTAAAGACAAAAAATGGCACCCTGGTAAATATTTATTTACTGTTGACTTTGCACATCCAGAGAGTAACATACTTGACACTGATCATTCAGAGATACCGCACGAACATAAGTGCGCTCACATAATTGCGTTAGATGATGGCAATTTTGCTGCACAACCAAACAATAGATGCATATGGGATATACCATCTTTTACAGTTAAAGATGAAACTCCTGACTGGAAAGTGCAGACGAATGAATGGAACGTAGAAGATAGTAGAGCATGGCGGACAGAAGATACCGACAAGTTCTTCTATGAAATTGAGGAGAAGAAAAAATGAAGTGTTTAAACTGTGGAATGGGTTTTGTAATATCACCTATTAATATAGATAAAGTATGTCCGCATTGTGGACATATAAATGGTGAACCTTTAGTTTTAACAGGGGAGGATAACATGGTAAAAAAAATTATTAAATGGATTTGGGCTGTAGTTTCATGGCCGTTTAAAAAAATCCACCAATGGCTTATAGGTTAATTATGGAGATAGCCAGGATGAATTATTACTTTACAGGTATATTGATTGTAATGTTAACTCTCCTGGCTTTCTGCGGAGGACCACATGTCCAATAAACCATTAAGAATCTCAGAAGAGGCCGCAGTGCAGATGCCTATGAAAACGGTTGCCAGTTTGATCGTTATGGTCGCGATCGGGACCTGGGCTTATTTTGGTATAATTGAAAAACAAAACAAGATGGCTACGCAGTTAGAACTTAT